GATCTATTATTTTTGCTTTTGAAGCCGAGAATAGTGTATTATCTGCTTCTACTGCTGAACCACCACCGCCGCCGCAACACATTATACTTCCCCTTTTTTTATCTCTTCAGAACTATGTTCTTTAGTGTATTTATTAAAATCTTCTATACCCGTTATAGTATTATATAATACTTGAACACCTAAAATGGCCCATTCAAAACCTCCTATTAAATAAACTGCTCTAGCTAATACTGGAGCGTAGGATAGCCTTAAGGAGTAAGAAGTTAACAATACTTTTTGTCTTTCTAACTCGTTAGCGGCTAACCAATCATATACCATCTGTTCCAGAAAAGGTTGTAAATCGTCTTTATGCTTAGTATAAAAAGGATTGTTAGGCAACTTAATTAGTAGTAATGAAAACGCGTTTGATATATCCATACCTGTGGGAGTATACTTATCTTTGTCGATTAAATCATCCCAAGTACCTACTACCTCTAATATTAACTTACAGAACTCTATAGCAGGTTCATCTCCTTTTAACCACTCTTGTAATAGTTCACTAATTTCATCTCGTACTCTCATATACATAGTATGCTCCCAAGCATTAAGGGTTATAATCTTCTGGTATGATACTGGCACTAACGACAGCGCTACCTACTATTAACTGACCGTAACATAGAGGTATTGGAACCCCTTGTTTAGTGGTATTTAGAGGCCCTCTAAATGCATATTCGGTTTGTTCCTCTTTTGGAGGTTCTGGAGCAGGTGCTAGAAGCTCTGCTACTCCGGATAATACAAGGGCGGCCCCCAACTTCATACCTGTGAGGGCCATACTAGAAAACACCTTACCTCCTAGTACTACAGAGCCTTCAGCTAACGTCATCCCTTCTGTAAGGGGTACTCCAAACTGAAAAGCAAAATATAGTAAAAACGCCCCTATTATAATCTTCATTAAACCCCCTTTTTTGGAGCCAATAACTACAGGGATAATTTGTATATCGGCAACTCCTGAAGGAACTAGAGTGTCTCTTCCATCTAGTAAATAGCTTTTACCTATTTTAATATGGAAGCCCATCCCGTTACTCTCGGCATCCTCTAAGTATTTTCTAAAGTCTTTTTTATTTATTGTTAAGGCTCTTATAGCTTCCGCAGGGGTATTTACGTCTAAGTTCCATTCCTTACCAAAACGCTCTCCTAATTCTCCATATAATTTAACTTTTTTTAACATAATGATTTGTGCCTCAAATGATGTGTAGTAAAATTACTCCAGTAACCAGAATAATTCTCTCGGTTGGATAGTCTTCCATGTATGTGATGAAGGATATTATTATCCCCTATATAAATAGCTGCATGATTAGGAACGGGGGATAATAATTTAATTAAAAAAACATCTCCTTCAATAGGTTGGGTATCTTCAAGACTTACAAAACCTTGCTTAGAGTAATTATCTAAATACCTATTTTCTCCTCTTAACCACCACTCATCTTCTCCAGCAGTACACTCAAAAAATAATCTGTAATTTTTAGCATAATAGTCCTTAATTAAGGAACAACAGTCTATTACTCCATACTCAAAGGTTCTACCTAATAAATCTTTCTCAGGGTTAATACTCTTTAAATCCCTGCCTGGAAGACTCAATATATACCAAACTTTATTTGTACTATTACATAAAGAGATATCAGCCTCGGAGGGATTACTTAGGCTATTGGGGTGGGAATGACAGATCCCTTCTATCACACCTTTATCCTCTGCAAGGGCGTAGTCCTCAGGATCTAGTATGAAATTATCCTCCGGATTATCAGATATATTACGACAAGGTATATACCTTTTATTAACTATTAAACCACAAACCTCTTTTGGGTACCCTTCTTCCGCATGACTTGTAAAAGCTGTTAATATCTCTATATCCATTATTCCATACCTTTACCAGCACCGGGAAAACCCCCAAAAGGGTTCGAAGTGCTAGAGTTATCGGGGAATCTTAATTCGCAGGAACCAAACGTTTTACCACAGACATCCTCGGATACGTTAGTTACTGAGATGTTATTTATATCCCAGTAACTACTACCTGTGTAGTCACAGGCTCCCTCCTTATATACCCATAAACATGTATCGGATATCACATGCCTTGCCGGCAGCTTTACCCCCTGTACGTCATAAGCGGCAGTTAACTCAAATTCTACATGAGTACCTGTCTCTAAGGACTTCCTATCTATATACCATATCTCATCTGCGAAATGTGCTGTAGGGTCTGCTTCAGGGTTTTCATACCAAGTACCTCCAGCAGTACTACAAGTATTAGAGGTGTACACCCCGGAACTAGAGCCTTCTATTACACAATAAGAATCTAGAAACCTTTCAAAAGTCTTTTTTCTGGTTACTTTAGCCCCTACTAAATCCTCGTATGTATTAATTAAGGATGTAAGTATGGAGGTGATATTACTTACCAACAACTTAGGTCTGGGAATCTGAGCATTGCCAGACATCTCAAATCCTGAAGCCTCAACTGGGAAAGGTGAATAATTGTACCCTTGCCAAACTACCTCTTCCATACTATCATTAACTCCTGAGTGCCATCTAAATACTTCAGTATCAGTAGGCACTGAAGCAACACCCGTCCTTAAGTCTAGTTCAAACAGTGTAACTACTGCTCCTGATTCTAATATATTTGAGTCTTGTACTAAAGCGTTTGTGGACATACTTACTTCTCCTTACTTAGGGTTCATTTACTTGAGTGAATTTTGCTGTAATAGTATTATAACCTTGAAAAGTCTCTACGTTATCCCACTCTTTACAAATATACTTTTTATACGGGTTAATCGTGTAATTCTCTTCTAAAGCCATTATATCATTGGACAGCCTTAGAGAAGTATTACTGACTACTTCTAAAACGGTGGCTTGTGTACTATCTGTGTTATTGGAGACGGTAGTATTTAAGTATCTACTAGTAAAACTTTGACTAGAATCTACTAAGTGGTTTGGAAGTATAGAGGTTGTAATCCCAGAAGTGCTTAAGCCTGTAGGATACCAATCAAAAGAAGTTAACCCTTTTAATACTTCAAAAAATAAAATAATCTTACTAGTTTCTAATCTAGATCGATTCTTCCAAGTTAGACTCCACTCTTCGGTTAGAGTATTTATACCATCAGAGACCCTCTGTTCATATCCGTCCCCATACTTAGCGGATAGAACTCGGGGTTTGTAAGAGGTTTTTAGACCTCGGTCAGGGTTTATATTAACATCTGTAATAAAGTTTGTAAAGTTTGCCATAATTAATAACTACTTAACAGTCCTCCAGGTCTTTGTTGTTCTACTATTTCAGTTTGTACTGCTTGAGATATTAGGTATCCTAGCTCCTCTCCGGTACTATCATCAAGTCCTCCGGAATTTTCAGTCTGAGTAGATGCATTACCTTTGTCATCTACATTAACATTAATAACAATATTATTAATATTGCCCCCACCTGTGTTACCTATTACAGGAATAGATCTACCGTCTGGTAAAGGAACTACAGCTTCATTATATCTACCCTCACCTACCAGACCTAAAGTAGGTTTGGTTACGGTACCTCCATTGGCGAAAGCTCTGAAACCCCCTTCTAGAACGCCACCATTCGCGGCGAATAACATTGTACTACCTATACTACTAGTAGCATTTGCTGCTGTGATAATACCGGCAGCAGCTGTTGCTGCTGCTACCATACTACTAGCAAAGAAATTAGCGGCTGTTGTGATAATACCGGCAGAGGTTGTTGCTGCACCAACTTCTAAAGCTGTGTTTGTGGTTGTAGCTACTGTTTTGATACCTACTACAGTTGTTGCGGTTGCTATATCTGCGGCATTCTTTGCTTGGTCTACTATTAAACCCTCTGTAGCCTCCCCAAACATACTGGACATTAAAGAGTTAGCCGCTGATTGCGCTAGAGAATCTATTAAAGTATTAGCCATAGATAGAGTGAAATTAGCTAAGATTTGTTTAAAATCAAAAGTACCCGTTTTAAGTGCCATACCTATGCCTTGTGCTAACGAAGCAGCTCCAACATTAAATACTCCTTCAGCAGACATCCCCCAACTATTAAGAGTACTACCTAATGTAGAATTATTTATTTTATAAACTTCTGCTAAGTTATCTTTAGAAACAACATCAGCTTTCTGACCTTCCTCTAACCCTGTAACTAACGCTCCCCCTCTTTCACGGAAAGTGTTATCAAACTTATTATACCATATATCTAGCTCGTTTACGTGTTTGTTATTTAAGGTGTCTAATGATTTAAGATACGCAGCCGAAAGGTTACCTTTTTCTTCAAGCCACCCCTTCGCCGCCTCACTACCTTCCGGAGAGTTATCTATTATGTCTCTAATATTTCTAAAAGTATTATAGAGGTTACCTACCTGCTCTTCTATAACACCCTGTATATTCTCGTCATGAACGTATATAGAGCCTTTCTTAAGTCCCGCCTCTGCTAATTTATCTTGGCTAGATGCATCTGGAAGTAGTCCTCCCATATCTTTTGTAGTTATACCCATACTCGCATTAAACTTATCTTCATCGCAGGTCCAAATCTTATACTTCACGTACTCATAAGCTTGAATTATAGTACTATATATATCTTCTGCTAAATTATTATGATCGTAGCTAGAAGTATCAGTAGATATTCTATCCTCTATACTACTCTTAGCAGTTTGTGCTAATTCAAGCATTTTTAAACCTACAGCATCTCCTATATCGGAAGCACTATTTATAGTACTAGTAGCTACTTCAGAAATTAAATTCGTAGCTTTAGGTATCCACACCTCTGTAGCGCTTACACCCTCACTTATCATTTCTTTCCAAGAGGTATCTTCCTCCTTAACTACTTTAGTTTCTTCTAGTAACTGGGAACTTGCTCTTGATATTCTAACTAGAGTTTCGGCTTTACTATCATCACCTTCGTTGAGTTTACCTAACTCCTCAAGTATTTTCTCTTGAAGAGAGGAATCATCCCGTTTTTTAGGTTTGTCAGAACTAAACCAATCAAATCCAAAGAATTCAGGTAAACCCGTGTTAGGGTTTATAGTGCCTGAACCTCCTAAAGATTTTAGTAATGCTTGTTCGTCTTTATTAATATGAGCTAACTCAGAATCTCCGTTACGTCCTAAGGAAGCTAAGCCCCCATTAGAGAAGCCTCCTGCGAAGTTTAATAGACTATCTAAGATACCCTGCTCCTTAGGCTTCTCCTTGAACATAGTAGGATTAAAGTTGTATAGTATCTTTTTCGTCTCTCCATTTAATATACTACCGTGTTTATCAAATAGTTCCTGGGCATCTGTTCTGTTACCTAAAGTCTTAAGCAGATGAGCCATATAAGCCTTCTGTCCCAACTTGTCTGTACTTAATAAACTAAAGTCCTGGTTCGCCTCTTGGGCCTGACTAATATAGGCTACTTGCTTCGCCCCTATATAGTCTATAGTACTTTTTGGACCAAATTTAGTACCTGCAAAGTTTCTTAGATTTTTAAAGATTCCAGCATTAGCTAGAGCTTCATCCAAGTCTCTGGAGTGCTTAATTATAGAATCTAGTTGATAAAATATTTTAGCAGTACTTGTATTAGCTAGTTCTGCCCCCGTATCATAATCCCTATGAGAGCCGCCATGTAACTTAAGTTTTGGAGTTGGGTTTTTATTAAAGGTTCTATTCTTTCCGGCTAACCACATCCAACCAGCTCCTGATGCGGCTAATCCATTTAAATGTGTATCCATAGCATGGGCTGCAATATCATTTATTATATTTGTGGCGTATATAATATTCCCACCCGTCGAATCAATATCTACCCTGTCTGTAGAGAAATTATCTAATCCATAATCCCAGGCCTCTTTCATATCCTTATTAATACTTCCATGTACTTTAAAGGTACTACTACCGTCTAAGTACTTAGCATACTTTGCAGGTATAGGAGTAGGTGTTTGAGCAGGTGTTTGAGCCCCTAAAGAAC